TGACGGGTATTGGTTCTGGTGTTGTTTTAGAGTATGATATGAAAAAAGCAGCAAAAGTTGTTAAAGAAGAAAACGAAAGAGTTGCTGGATTAATCGGTATCAATAAATCAGCAAGAACTACTACTGTTAAACCATCAGGAACCAGTTCGCTTGTATTGGGTACTTCTTCAGGTATTCACGCTTGGCATAATGACTATTACGTTAGACGTATTCGTGTTGGTAAAAATGAATCTATTTACATATATCTTTATATTAATCATCCAGAACTTATTGAGGATGAATTTTTTAGACCACACGATACAGCAGTAATCTCTATACCACAAAAAGCTCCAGAAGGTTCTATTTTAAGAACAGAATCGGTTTTCCAAATCTTAGAAAGAGTTAAAAAGGTTTCTCAAGAATGGGTAAAAGGTGGGCATAGAAGTGGTTCTAACACACATAATGTATCAGCAACAATCTCTGTTAAAGAAGATGAATGGCGAACAGTTGGTGACTGGATGTGGGATAATAAAGATTTTTATAACGGTTTATCGGTATTACCCTATTCAAACCATACATATACACAAGCCCCTTTTGAAGATTGTACAAAAGAAAAATACGAAGAACTTATGAAATCTTTAAATAATATTGATTTAACAAAAGTAATTGAATTAGATGACAATACTAATTTAAGCGGGGAAATAGCTTGTAGTAATGGACAATGTGAAATTGGTTAATATTAACAATAATGATTAAATAAAAAATTTTTATTTCACATCACAATCTCCCATATATTTATATGTATATGGGAGATTTTTTTATAGAATATATTTATAAACTTGAAAATAAAATAAACGGTTAACAAAGAGACCCTTCAAAAGAGGGTTTTTTTGTGCCATTTAGTTTTTATTTTTTAATAGTAAATTTTATTCTTAGATATTTATAAATAAAAAATGGCACAAAAAGCGTACATAAATATACAGTTCCCTTTTCAGGATGACCCAGACGGTAAATTCTTGAAAATGAATCAAGATGCCAAAAGGGCAATTAAAGCTGATTTGGTACATTTACTTTTAACCAATAAAGGTGAAAGACTTTATTTACCCGATTTTGGGGCTAATTTACGCCAATATCTTTTCGACCCAAACGATGATATATCCGCAAATGCTATTAGAAATGAAATAAATGAAGCAATAAAAAAATTTATACCCAATTTAAATGTGACACAGTTAACAGTCACTAAATCAGAAAATAATGAATATGCTGTGGTGGTTAGAATTGATTACTTAGTAACAGTTTCAGCTTTACAATCCGCAGATTTTGTAGAATTAGAAATATGATAGATATAAAAAAATTATAAATGGAACAGAAAAAAATAAAATGGGTTAAGATAGTATTAGATAAAGATTTATTATATAATAAATATGTTATAGAAAAAAAATCTATTAGAACCATATCTAAAGAATTAAATTGTTCTACACATATTGTTCATACTAATTTAAAAGAATATGAATTAAATAGGAATCATAGTGAAGCTAAAAAAATTGTATTAGAAAGAGATGGGCATCATACGTCATTTGAATTGGATATTAATATAATTAAAAAATTATATTTAGAAGAGAAACTGTCTTCAAACGAAGTGGCTAAAAAATTAAATTGTAGTAGATCTAAAGTGTTAAAAACCTTAAATGAACATAATTTAACAAGAAGTGTTAGTGAATGTTTGGTTGGTAGAATTCCTTGGAATAAAGGTAAAACTAAACATACAGATGATAGACTTCGTGAATGTGGTGTTAAAATATCTAAGACAAATAAAGGAAATATGATGGGCTATTGGACTGATAAGATTAGGGATTTAGAAACTAATAATAAAATATCTAAAGCTCATATGGGTAAAAAAATATCAGAAAACACTAAAATTAAAATGAGAAAATCGGCTATAGATAGGATACAACAAAGTTTAAAAAATAATAATCAAATATTTCCAACTTATAATAAAAAATCAATATTTTTTATCGAAAAATATGGTAAAGAAAATGGATTTAATTTTAAACATGCTGAAAATGGTGGTGAATTTTACATAAAAGAATTAGGTTATTGGGTGGATGCTTATGATCGTAATAAAAATGTAGTTTTAGAATTTGATGAAAAGTTTCATGCAAAACAAAAAGATAAAGATAATAATCGTCAATTAGAGATTATAAATTACTTAAAATGTGATTTTATAAGATTAAATGAAAATGGTGGAGAAATTTTAAATATAAAATATAAAAATGGCAACTAATAATAAAGGCATAAACTACTTTGCTAGGAACTTCCTAGACGTAAGAACCGAACTAATAAACTATGTAAAGCATTTTTATCCGCAGCTTTACAATGATTTCAACGATTCGTCACTTGGGACTATGCTAATTGAGTTAAACGCGGCGGTATCAGATATGTTATCATATCATACAGATCGAATGTTTACAGAGACTCAGATAGATTATGCACAAGAACGTCGTTCTATCATGAATATTGCAAGAACTCTGGGTCTTAAAATACCAGGTAAAAGAAGTTCTATCACTCTTGTTGATTTTTCTGTTACAGTTCCGGTTTTTGGCGATACTTTTGATATTAGATACGCACCAGTCATTAAATTTGGTTCCCAAGTAGTTGGCGGTGGTCAGACATTTGAAACTTTAGAAGATATTGATTTTTCATCTCCCTTTAGTTCTGGTGGAATACCAAACAGACTTATTCTACCTAATATAAATGCCAACAACCAAATTGTTAGTTATAGTTTGGTTAAAAGAGAAATCGTTAGTAACGGTGTTACAAAAATTTATCGAAGAAGTATTGGGACAAATGATTCGGTACCATTTTTAGAAGTGATATTACCAGACACAAACGTTGTTTCTATTGATTCTATTATAATAAAAGATGGTACAACCTTCACAACAAACCCAACAACATCAGAATTTGTTGATGATGCCATAAGATGGTATGAGGTAGATTCGTTGGCTGAGGATAAAATTTTTGTTGCAGACACCAATAGAACTACAGACAATAATGGTATTGCACCAGGTAAATGGAAAACGATTACTAGAAAGTTTTTAAAAGAATATACTGATACAGGTTTTTGTAAATTAACTTTTGGTTCTGGATTTTCCGATAAACAATATTTAGATTCTTATTCAAATGATTCTTATGTTTTACAAATAGCAAACTTTTTTAATAGTACTGCATTAGGAGAAATCCCTAAGCCAAATAGTACGATGTTTGTTAGATATCGTATTGGAGGTGGCGCTGGAGCTAACATTGGTTCCAATGTTATAAATGCTATTGGTTATGTTGAGATGATTATTAATGGTCCTAATGCAACTAACAATCAGTTTGTTAGGTCTTCATTGAGAGTTAATAATCCTGTACCTGCGTTCGGTGGGGCAGGTGACCCAACATTGGAGGAAGTGAGATATATGACAAAATATAATTTCGCGTCTCAAAACAGGGCGGTAACCATTAAGGATTATGTTGCAACTATTTTTAAAATGCCAGGTAAATATGGTGTTCCTTTTAGAATGCAAGTTGCTGAAAATAGAAATAAAGTGGAGTTTGCTATATTAGGTTTAGATTCTGCAGGTAAATTAGATAATTCATCAACAAATACGTTGAAAGAAAATATGGCAACTTGGTTGGCTGAATATAGAATGATTAATGATTATGTTTTAATTCGAGACGGTAAAATCATTAATTTATCTTTTGAAATCGATGTCTATACCGATAAAGCACTAAACCAAGGGGAAATAGTTAATAATGTTATTAACACTGTTAAAAACTACTTATCCATACAAAAATGGCAGATGGGTGATAATATCTATTTAGCCACATTAATCGAAGAAATAAATAATGTTACTGGTGTTTTAAATGTTACCGATGTTAAGGTTTATAACAAAGTAGGTGGTAGTTATTCAGCAAACGCAATATCACAAGCTTATCTTGATGAAACAACCAGACAAATAAATTTAACTGCTGATTATGCTCTTTTTGGAGAGTTTGATACAATGTTTGAAGTTAAATTCCCTGATACCGATATTCGTGTTAGAACAAAATCATAATGGAAAGTAACAACTACTCAAATTTAATCGGTAGCAAAAGGTTTAAATTAGCAACAAACACCGATACAAATATTCAAATCCAGTTGGAGGAAAAAACAAAACCTCTAAATGAATATGGTGTTATTAAAATTGTAGATTTAGAAGATGTTTTTACCGAAGAAAGGGATTCTTGTAAAAAATACCGAATTAATGGTAAGTTAAATATTTACACTGGTAACAAATTATCACCTACTGTGACAAACAAATATTGGGATCCTTTGTTTTATGGTAACCCACCGTCACCGCCTAATTGGGTTATGCAAGTCTTATACCCAACAAGTAATGATTATAATATGATTGTTGGTGATAATGAAGCTTATAGAGGTTTAGATTTTAAACGATTATCAACAACAATCATTAACGGTAAAAACAAATTAACTATTATTGGTCGTCAAAAACATAATTTGTTTGTTGGTGATTTTGTTTATTTATATAGTAAAAACACATCATTACAACTACAAGGTTTTTATCAAGTACTAGAACTAGGTGTTGATGGTGTAAACAGTGATACGGATGTGACATTAGATTTTGATGTCGACACTACACCGAATGTTGCTGGATCTTTTTTTAGGGTTGTAAACGTTTCTTATGATGATGTTAATACCCAAAAAAATTATAAACTACTAAACCAAATTGTTGCTACCGATATTAGTGGTTCTACAATAGGTAGTTATATTTTAAACGAAGTAAGATACACCACAATAACAACAAATTTACCACATAATTTATTAAAAAATAATTTTGTTGAAATTCTTGGTGGTGGCACAACGGTGTTAAACGGTCTTTGGCGAGTTTACAATGTTATAAGCCCAACAAAATTCGTTATTAAACTTTTTTCCTCAAACGTTAAAGGAACAATAACACCCATAAACGCAACAAATCAGCCGAAATATAAAGTATTAAATGCAACACCCTCTGAATATTATGTTAGAAGGTTTGAAGTTTTAACTACTAATGATTATGAAACCTATCCTTGTGCTTTTAGTAGTACAATCTATAGTGAAGGCGTTTCCAATACTACCTGGATGTTTCAGTTTAATCAAGATATCAACGTTAAAAATTTAAAAGACAATAGAGGTGGTGAAATTTCACAACTTTATTTTAGTATCATTAAAAGAGCAGGCTCAAAACCCTACCCATGGAGTACTGTAACAAGCCATTGGGATTTTAATTTTTCTGCCGCAACAGGTACAAATAGCATACAAAACATATCACTATCGACAAATAATGTTGGTACCATAGAAAATTTAAGTGCTAGAACTGAAACTATTAGTAACGGTGAAATACAAACAATAGAGGGTAGTAAATATATAGGTGATTTTGTCGAGTTTAATAGTTTTGAAATAAAAGAAGTAACTTGTGCTGAAATAATAAATAGGTTCACAACACTAGATACCACTGAAGGTTATTATTATAAACCTTTTAAAAAATTAGAAATTAGAAAATATTCGGCTATTATTGAATATGCAGAAATATCCGATAACTTTATTAACGTTCCAGATAACTATGTAACTTATCCTGATGGTTCTATAGGTTGGCGTGATTTATTACCTGTTGGATTCTATCAAGACGGTAATAACGGTGTTGAATATCCTTTTGTTAATAACTCACATTATTTTTATTTTAACCACAATTTATTTGTAAGAAGACAAAACCCACAAAACATAATAGAAGACCCAACAGATCTTTCTATCGACCCTAATAATTTAAATGTTAAATGTTAATTAAATACCAATTACGAAATAACTTTTCTGTTACCACGGCTCAAACCATTACAACTACTGGTAGTACTTTAGTTGGTGTAACAAAATCTATTGTGATACCAATAAACTTAGACTTTTTTCCGGTAGATTATGGTGATGATATAAATAAATTTGTAGAAGAAGAAACTAAAAAAAATGTTAACCCATTTTTTGATGCTGAAACAACAAAATATATCTTTCCCGGTTCTACAGTTGGTGATGATTTAACCATAAATTTTAAGTTTTGGAACGGTAGTAGTTTGGGGTCGGAATACACTGACGCTGGGTTTACTGAAACTGATGTTAGGATTAAAAAAAACGGCTTTAAAAAAAGTTTTTTTAGGTTATATTTTTATGATAGTAATAGTGGGGATACTAGTAGCTTGATTTTTACAGAAGATTTGGATATCGGTGAGACATCAAAACCAAAAATTATTTTTAATAGTTTGTATTGGTTACGAAACGATGAATTTTTTATAAAAAATAACACAAATCGAAAGGTTTATATGGAAGCAAGGTTTTTTAATGCAAAAACAGGTAAGGTTTTAAAATTTATTAATTTACCTGGTAGTGTTAACTTACCTTTAACTATACAAGACTACAGTGACCCAAATAACAGGGATTACCGAACTTTTGTTTTAGAAATTCTAAACCCAAAATTAAACGGAGGCTATTATAATTTTAAACCTTTTAATAATAGTAATTCAATAACACTTTCTCAACTAGTAATGTCTTAATGGAAATAATAAAAAGAAAAATAGGGTATCAAGACTTAGGTGTAACACCTAATCTAACCTTTACTGCCACTACTTTTTATTTCCCATTATTTCTAACACAAAGTTACGAAGATATTGGGATATATACTGATGTTAAAGATTCTTTAGCTGATGTTGTAACTGGGTTTACTTCTGCCTGGAATTTATCTTATGATGGTAATTCACAAAAAGATTGTAAAACAAGCAATAAATGTTTGGTAACCAGCACCGTATCTCCGGCAACTTTTTACAACGCCTCTGATGGTAGTTTAAATGTAACAATTACAAATCCAAATAGTTTAGAGTGTCCTAGTCCTGTAACAATAAATTGGACAGGTCCTGATGGTTTTGATAGTAGTAATTTAAACAATAACAGTTTAAAAGCTGGTAACTATACTTTAAAAATAACAGATATTAATTGTGATAGAACAATTAAAACTTATTACATACCACAACCAGGTCCTTTGGATTCTGAAATAGGTATTAATAATTCTCAGGTTAACGACACTAATGGAACTTGTAATGGCTCCGCAACTGTGACGGTAACGGGTGGCAGACCACCATATACGTTTGATTGGTATTCAGCTGGTACCACAACACCTGTTTTGGGCACAAGTAGTACGTTAACCAACCTTTGTATTGGTGACTACTATGTTGTGATTACAGATTTTGATGGTACTGTTGTAACCGAATTTTTTAACATTTCACAACCACCACCACTTTCTGGTACCGTTAAAAATACCATTAATATTGATTGTCAAGGAAATAGTGGTTATATAAAAGTACAGGGTATTGGTGGTTATATAACTAACGGTTATACCTATACATTAGGTAGTGTTACAAATAATACCGGTATTTTTGATTCTAATATAACCACACCAAATACCTATAACGTTGTTATAAATGACAACGGGGGTTCAACCTTTATATTACCAGTTGTGATAACACAACCAGTGACACCGATATCAGTTACTTACGCCCCAACAGTAACCAATAATGACGGTTTTCAAGATACTGCTGGCGTTACAGGTAATTTAAGTTATAACATATCTGGTGGCCAAGGTGTAAACGGTGATTACTATGTTACTTTAGCCCCTGTTTTTAATACAACATCAACAACTAACTCTCCACCTTTAAATTCTACAGTTGGTGCTGGTGGATATCAGTTTGATAGTAGTGGTAGTTTTATTGGTCTACAGAGCGGTTGGTACCAATTAATTGTTACCGATAGTGTTTGTGAATATAGTCAAAATATTTACATACCACACCTTTTCGACTCGTCCGTTGATGTCACAAATTACGGTGGTGGTAGATTAGAGGTTATAACTACTGATGGGTCTACATATAAGTTTGCTGGAATAAGTTGGTCAGACGGAATTCAATATATTTGCCCAACAGTTTTAGGTGGTACACCATGTGTTACACACACCCTTCTTTCAGATCCACATCCATCTGGGACTGATTTAACATTAGAAGTTCTTTGGGTAAATATAACAAACCCAAACAACAGTACATTATGGAGAACATTTAAAAGAAAATATAAAGTACCTTAACCATGATATCAGGAACAACCTCACATAAATTAGATTTAATATCAACCTATAGTAGTACACAACCTTTTGTTATCGGCTTTAAGGGTGTAACGAATATAACATATAATACAGATGGTAGCATTAATCAAATTTTCTACACCATCGGTGATATAAATTATATCACCAATTACCAAATTTCCAGTACAGAAGGAAGTTCTTTCCCGACAAGTTTTTATACTTTTTCAACCGGAAGTCAAGAAGTAACAACATCACCTTCAATAAAAGAAGAAGTAAAAATGGGGGTAGTTTTTCCACCAAAAATAAATAACGACCTATTTATAGAGAGAATGAGCTTAGCTGTTTTTGAAAGACATTCTAGATTGGCAACAATTAATAATATTGGTGCTTTAGAAGAATATAGAAACGGTTATTATAATATAATTAAAAATAGTTAAAAATATGTCAACAGGTAATTACGGAATTAATAGAGCGGCAACAGTATCACCTAGTGATATGGAAATTTATTATACCTACGCTCCATCAAGAAATACGGCACCAACAATCCCGTTACAAAGCTTATCACCAACACAGGTGATATCTAGATTTAATGACCCCGTGGCAAATAATAGTGGTGTTGCCTTATTTGACGGTCTTTATAATTTACAACTACCTGCAGCTAATTTTTCAACCAAAGGTATTTATAACATTGTGATTAAGCCTAGAGAAATAAAAACAACAATCACTGATTGTGGTGTTTTGGCTGCATTTCCAGATGTTAGGGGTATTATTTTAGATAGTAACCAATTAAATGTCCAAGATGTTTCTTCATTAATCGGTTATCGTGTAGAGTACTATGATGATAATGGTAATAGAATTCCTAATTTTTTTAGAATAATAACATCGGCAAACAGAACAGAACCAGTTAATGCCAATATTTCTAATACAACACAATCAGCTGTTAGATATAGATTTAACGATGTCTCTAATTTGGTTTTTTGTACCTTAACACCTAATTCGGCACCAAATGTTGCTCCAAATAGATTCCCAAGTATTGGGTCTCCAGGTCAGGCGATATCAATAACAAATACTTTTTTTAACCCAATTCTATTAGAATTAGATATGGTTGAGTATGATATTGAAACTCTTGCCATTGGTCTTTTTGGTAATCAAACCAAATCGATTCAAGACGGTAGATATACACTTTACGATTTTCAAAATAATATTTTCGCTCAGTATAATCTTTATGAAATTCAAGATCAATTTACAAACGAACCACTTTATGAGGTTAGAGAAAAAATTAGTAATATAGATTTAACTAAAGATTTTAATACCATAACTAATATTAGCTCTATTTAATATTATGAGTAAGAAATCAATAACATTGTAATGGCAAAAGTTCGTGTAGTCCCAAGAAGTTTAACAGAAGCGTATAAAAGAAGAGAGGGTGACTTTTCACCTAATCTAGTTGGTTTACAATTTACCGACGGTAGTTCTCTTTTTACTTTCGGTAATTTTCAGATAACGACTAATTTAAATAGTAGAGTTGCTAAAGATTTTGTTTTAGGTGGTGAATGGTCTGATTATTATGATTTACAAAATTTAAATATTACTGAAACCGAATCAAAAAGCTTTGTTTCAAATGAAATTTTTGTTAGATTAAACTTCAACCCAAATAAAATAGAAAGATATGTTTATTTCGGCAGTTTTTATGAGTACGCAAGGGTAACATTAGAACAAACAATTCAAAAATGGAAAGGTGGGATTTATTTAAATCCAACATTAACAAGTAACGTACCTCTTAATACTGTATTAAGTTTTAGTTATAATTCTGGAAACGATGTTGCTGAATTTTTAATAGCTAAAAGTATTATTAACAACCCCTTTGAGTTAATAGTTGACGATAACTTTGATTTTAGTAACATACCACCAGGAGAAATTTATAACTTATCTTTAAGTTATAAAAAGTACGTTATTTCAAATAGTAGTGGTGACTTTAATGTTGTTGGGTATACGGGTTCGACAACTAGTAATCCTTACCTTAAAGTCCAAACAAAAGGCAATCCATTCCCGTCACTAACTGCAACAACTTTTGGGCAGTTAACTTATCTTTTAAAACCAAACACGGTAGAAGTAGAATTGTTTTTTCAAAGCTTAAATGATTTTGAAAAAATATTATTAAATAGGTTAACAACACCAATATATACTGCAACATTTGATGTTCCGGTTGAAAGTGATGGTGTTACTTTTGATTCAACAAGAACTATAACTTGGCCAACATCTGATGGTTACAATATTGATATTAATACTCGTGATTATGCTTTATATGTAGAAAACCTTTTAGAGATTGCCACCAATTTTGACAACAATAAAACTGATTTAGTTTCTAGAAGATTTGTTTCAGAATCGATACATGAGTTTGATACCAATGGTGGGGGTGACCCAGTTTATGGTATGAAAGTCACTAAACTTTTAAAAATTTACGGACGTGAATTTGATGAGGTTAAAAAATATATAGACGGTATTTCATTTGCGAATGTAGTTACATATGATAAATTAGATAACACATCTGATGAATTAATAAAAATCATCGCAAAAACACTAGGTTTTGATGTTTTATTAACGGTAACAACAGATAATTTTGACCTTTTACAACAAATAACCACAACATCAAACACACCTTTTAGTGGATACTCTAGGAGTTTATCAGCAAAAGAATTGGATGTAGAATTATGGCGAAGACTAATAATTAACGCATGGTGGTTATATAAATCAAAAGGAACTAGAAAAGTTTTTGAATTCTTTTTTAACCTATTCAAAATACCTGAATGTATGTTAACTCTTAACGAGTACGTTTATTTATCTTCGAATAGGGTAGACGTAACAGAGGTTTATACTGAGTTAGAAAGAATATATAATGACCCTACGTTTTCTTTTTTAGATGCCAACCCATTACCGATAGATGATTTCGGCTTTCCATTACCTTTAACTCAAACAAACGATAATTATTTTCAAAATGACGGTTTTTGGTATAACAATGGAACTGATATAACAACAGGTAATAACCCACATATCGGACCTTATGACATGGGTACAAAATATTTTAACCAGTTTAAATGCTTTGTCCCAAACTTTAATGATTTTTTAACAGGTTTAACGACTGTTGTTGAGGTTAAAAACTATTTTACGGATTATGATAACGGTAATTTTGGTGAAAATGCTTTACCTAGTTACCCCAATTACGGTTCCGTAATAAACAGTGTCTCAACAAATGCAACGGTAACGGAGTCTGGATATGTACTACTGGGTGATAACGAGGGGCCAACCTATATGGTACCTGAAAATAAAAATTCTTCATTAAAAATTAAATTTAATGCAGGTAATTCAACAACAATTTGTGAACCTTGTAATTATGATTTAGAATATGGTACAGACGGTTTTGTTTATAAAATAGGACCACCAAAGGAAATTCTTTCGGATTTAAAATGTTGTCAACATTATTCATATCAGGTAACTTCTAATGTTGGTATTTGTTATTGGTGTTCACTTACTCCGATAGTAGTTTGTGAGATAGATCCTTACTTAGCTCTTTTTACACTCCAAGAACGCCAAACCTACGCAAGTAGTTTAGGGTGGGATCCGAATTCAGGTCAATCAGCCGACAACTTTTTAGGTCTTTTAATACAACCTTTTTTTGATCAAAACGGTTGTTTACTTCTTGACGCAACAAACCCACAAAACATAAGAAACATTACCAATGCTCAGTGTTGTCAATTAAGGGGTGGTGAATTTATAGAAGTTAACGGTGGTTATTTCTGTGTCAAACAACCAATAGATCCTTGCCCAGTACCGACTATTAATAGTCATGTTTTATTTAATTCAAACGAGTTGTTATCACAAGAATGTTGTGTAACACCTTATTATTGGTATACAGGCGGTGTCCGTATTTACAATAATTTAGGGCAGTATAAAACATTCCCAGATAATGTTGGTTTAACTCAGGCAGGTGCCCCTGCTTTCTGTTCAGAATGTCCAACAAGTATTGCAATAAACAGTGAAGGCAGTGTGGTAAACTATAATAATCAAACAGAAGGGTTAACATCTAATTGTTGTACAGATTATGGTTATACATACAACTCGTCTACAGGAAAATGTTCACAATGCCCAGTACCGACTATTAATACTACCGTTGCTCCTTATGAAATAATATTCCCATCGACATTAACAGAAGTCGAAGCTTGTTGTTCAAGTAATAACGGTCAGTACTACGCTTACAACAGTGAGGTAAGTAAATGTTGGTCATGTCCTCCACTTAGTTCGTATCAAATAACACCAGATGGTTTTATAACAATAGGTGGTGTTAACACTACTGATCAGTGTTGTAAATCCTACGCCGCTTTAACCAACGAAGATGTTATTTTTGAAAACGGTAGATGTCAAATGGTTGTTAACAATAACATTGTTTTAACAGGAAATGAATTGATTTATGTCACTGACAACGGGGATGTTTACGCAAGAACATTGTTATCTAGACAGTTCAACAATAGTGTCGGTGGGTATTATGCAACTTTTGACGGTTCTTCAGACCTTCTATTTACCCTACCAAATAATTTTAAACCTACAACAACAGGGGCACATTCAATAACACATACAAATAATAAACTTTTTGTTTTAAGTTTTGATGGGGCCAAGATTGCTGTTTATAATGTGACTTTAAACCCTTGGACGATAACTTCAACACTAATAGAAATTAACACAGGTAGAAGGTTATATGGTTTATTTGCTATAAACGACAATAATATTGTCTCAATAGAACAAAAATCAAATGGTGAATACTGGGTTGTTGATTTAATCATAACTTTAAACAATACGATAACATTTACAGATAAGTTTAGGTTAACAAAACAAAACACTGGTGGTGGTGATATCGTTTATTTCGATGGTGAAGAAAAAATATTCAGTTTAATTGTAACAACAACAAATAAACTTATAGTAAATTGGCAAACAGGTAGTGTTGGTACCGGTATTTTTGTTTCACAATATAATTACGGAAGTCAATACGTAGACAGTACTTACGGTTGGACGTTTAGCCAAGGGGGACTTGAAATGTCTCAAAGATTAGACCTAGGAAACCCTTCGGTTTCTAACGCTTACGGTATTTATATGTACGGACCCGGCGGTGGTTTAACTCAAATATATTCATTTAACGCACTCAGTGGTGGTGTGTCTTATAAATTAAAAGACGCTTTAATTAATAATTCTATAGACTTTAATATATATAATTTAACTTTAATAGGTGGACAAATGGATCAGTATTACATCACAGAAAACTACAACCAAAATCCTATCCCTAAAGTTTTAGGTGTTTCACAAATAAGGTCAGTATTAAGTAATAACTTTTTGTTGGATCCAAACACATTAGTTTGTTATCCACAAGGGCCAATACCATGTTAAAAATAAAATAAAATGTCACTAATACAAGGATGTACCGACCCACAAGCAATAAATTTCGACCCAACAGCGAACACGCCGTGCGTAACATTTATAGACGTAGGTGGTACCAGTGTTGAAGTCGTTAACGGATGTTGTTTATACAATAACACGATAATAGAAGGATGTACCGACCCATTGTCACCTAACTACAATCCAAACGCGACAATTAATGACGGCAGTTGTTTTGAACTAATACCAGGTGGTGGTATAGTACAAGTAGGTGGCTTACCCGGAAGAATAGATGATATTACTGCCCCAATAACATCTTGTGGCATTAGTAAAAGTACATTACTTTCAAGTACCCAAATAGGGATTAACGGTGAGGTTTTGGTTAATGGTGCACCGATACCACAAGATTGTTGTAATTCTAGTACTTTATCATCTATAATAGGAAGAGGTACTTATATTTATGCAAACGGTAATTGTTATTATAATACAACACCACCAACAAATATTTGTCCAGAAGGTGGTGAAGTTGTTTGTGTTGGTTTGGGTAGCTTTGATGTTTGGGATAACATATACACATCAGAGTTCGGCCAAAGCATACAAATAAGCAACCTTTCATTATGGACTAATTTAGTTCAAACAGTTAATAATGGGGGTTCTTTTCTTACTTATTTTAACACAGGGGGTTTAA